TGATGAAAAAACAACAAACTCACCTGCTGTTAAATTATGAGAAGTTTTGTTTACTGTTACTGTTGCAGAGCCATTTGTAGAAGTAAAAGTCAAACCTGTTATTGCAGTTTCAAGAGGACTAATATCATAAATACCACCACCATAAAATAAAAACAAACCTTTACTTGTACCTATAGCTATGTATTCCGTGCCATCTCTATCAGTCCAAATGTGTGAGGCTCTTGCTACTCCAGGTAAAGTTGTTGATACAGCTTGTTGCCAACCACCAATTTTTTCAGGTTCACCATAACGAAAACGAACAAAGTCACCATCTGTCCATTGGTTTGCTGCTTCACTTTGTGTTATTTGTTTGTTAAAACCACCTTTGAAGGGTATACGAATTAAAGGCATGTCACCTCGCAGTCACAGGGTTTGTTCCGTCCCCAACGAATGGATGTTCAGCAAATGCCATGTAAACATATGTCCTACCACTCCCATTAAAGTTTTCGTATGTTGAACGTGCCTTAAAACCATTTGCACAAAAATCAATACCACCTTGAGTTTCAGCTGCATTAGTTCTATTTGGAAATAAAGTTCCTAAATTTACACCTACTGGATTAAAAGGGTTCATTTTGTTATTATACATAACCCAGTTATTTGCATGAGTTGTGCATTTAATCATTAAAAATGATGGCTTAAAACCAGTATAAACAAACGCACCATCACTTGACCCGTTTCCCGTGTAGCTAGAAAGTTTTGAATAGCCTTCAACTTCATGAAAAACATACGCAACCATATTATCACTACCACCCCACCCGTGTGATGTAAATGTTGTACTTGTTGGAGCAGAACCAGCACTTTGAGCTGAAAAAGTATCAGATGTGTTTAATTTTCCATAATCGTAACTACCATCAACAGCAGTAGTATAAAACCACCAATCACTAGCTGAATTCAACCTTTTTTGTATCACAATTTTTGGTGTGCTAGATAATCCATGTCCAACTGTGCTTTGCCCTCCATCACCTGTCCATTGGACAATAGAAAATCCAGCAGTGGTATTCGCCTGAACAGTTGAGCTAATTGAACCATTAGAATTACTCGCAGTAGTTCCTCCGTTTGCTACCCAGTTCCAGCTTACATAAGATTCACCACTTGTATTAATTGACACATCATCTTCAATTTGTTGACCACCTTTTAAAAACTTTTGCAGACCATCAGTTGTTGTACTTTCGGCACCAGTTGTATTAGAATGTAAATCCTTTTGTCTGCCTCTTGAACTATCATATAACTGGTGATTGTCAGTACTATCCCTATTCTTCATCCACACCAATCCACTCACCCCTTTTGCAGTCTCTGGCAAGTTGTCTTGTTGTAAAGCCACAAAGCCAGTTGGTGGTGTGTAGTTCCAAGACTTTTGACCAAAGTTAGGAGTGTAACGTAAATCAGCAACAGTTGTTGAATTTTTAAATAAGGGAAAATAAGTTTGATCATCAACTAAAGGTTGTGCAGAACCAACAATGCTATTGTTTTTATAATAACTTATTTCATTATCGTCTAAATTTAATGCGATACTAATAACATCACCTGCTGTGAAAGTCGTGGAACTGCTAACATTAGTACCATTGTGAAAATAATAGCCACGACTATCTATGTAACTTGAAAATGGACTGGTTGTACTCCCTGGGTCAGAATTTAATCTAGACCACTCAGCAACTCCTACACCAGTCGCATAACCATTGGCAGATGAACCAGTGCCTGATAATGTTACTTCCCAATAATACTTACCTGAACTTGCACCAAGTGTGCCTAAAACATTTCCAGGATATGCATTGTTCATTTCTACATTAAGATTTCCTTCAGCAAAGGTCATGGACGAGTTAGAAGCTGTATTCATATCAATGATCGCATGATTCTGGGTAGGACTATCGGTGGTCTGGTCTCCAGCTACAAGACCTGAATTACTAAAATCATTCTCATTTCCACTGGTGTCGTCTCCAAGTGCACTTGATGATCCGAACTGTAATCTGAATCCATTGGTGCCATAAGTGATACCTGTTAATGTCTTGGGTATCCATCTGCCAGTTGAGGTGTCAGTGACTCCAAAGGTTGATGGTGTTAGTGCTGTACCATCAACGAAATTATATTCTGCTAAATAACCACCAGTGCAAAAGGATGTTGAAGAAGTAAATGAACCAACTCCCATTGGATAACTTGTTGAATTGACTTTTGTCTCTAAATTTAATGACGGATATGTTTCTACTCCAAAACTAGTTATTTGATCTCCATCTACATACAATTTTAGTCTGTCACTTGATGTGGATTGAGTTGTGTCTACTGCTAACATAAAATGATAAAATTTTGAAGTATCTTCAAAAGTTCTAGTTGTTTGTAATCTCAAAGTTGGACCAAGATATTCTTGAATATCAATTCTATTAGAGGTATCAAACTCAAAAATAAAATAATTACTGGTATCAGTGTCTGCAGAAAAAGTAAATCTTCGTGTTCCTGAATCCGTTGGTTTATACCAAAAACTAATTGTAAATGTTCGTCTGTTTCCATCACTACTTGGAGTTCTTGATAACTTGGGAGTGTCAGCCCTATTATAAATAACACTATTAGCAATCGTACCACTATCTGTAAAAGGTACGAACTTACCGACACGTTGCCCAGCTCCGTTTCCCTCGTAAATAATTGGGAAGAAATGTTC